CCTGGATGAATCAATCTGGCCCCAACTATACCGACAGTCTTTTCTTCACTAAAAACTTTCATCATGGCAGTTAACCATCCCTTAGTTACAATTGTGTCATTGTTTAAAAGACACAAGAAATCACTTTTAGCCACTTTTGATCCTTGATTGTTAGGAATAGCAAAGCCCTTATTTTCCTCATTTCTTATATATTGTCCATCCATTTTAAAATTAGAACCTAGAACAAATTCTTGAGTACCATCATCTGAAGCATTATCGACAATGATCAATTCAAAAGGCCATTGAGTATTTTTCTCAACAGACTCCATCATTGGTTTTAAAAACTCTAACTTGTTCCAAGTAGGAACAATAATAGAAACTTTACTTTTCATGCTCTATCTACTCCTATCTAATTCTATTAATGGTTTTAGCTGCCAAATTTTAACCTCACGCATATCTACGGGAGCAGTAAAAGTTTCTGTCAATTTTTCGCCAGCTATTTTTGTTATCGATTTATTCATAAATTCTTCTTTCGAAAGCCATCCCATTACTATCGCTTTTTTTTTATCGAGTAAATACCTTGAAAACACATATGTATTGACGGCCTCATTTTTTAATTGAGATGCTGCTACTTGGCAACTATAGCTTCGTTTTGGAAAATAGTTAGTCGCAATTGTTTTGACATCTATTTCTAACCTTCCTACAGTAAAATCTCGAGTATCTTTAAATTGTTTATTTGTCCAATAATTATAAGGAAAACCTATTTCATTTAACCAATCTTTAAAAGCAAGTTCTCCCAAGTCTCCTACCCATCTAGTATCAGAATCGAATCTGTTACCCCATTGGTGTTTATCTTTTTCACACCTATCTTGTTTTATAGAATTAATGGTTTCCTGTTCGAATGCAACTATATACCAATGATTAATCATGTTATTTCTTTTTCTTTTTAGGTTTCTTTTTTTCTCGCCCAGGTTTATCACCCCTACCTTTTTTACCCATTCTTGTCTCCTTTCGAACATTTTGGCCAATGATAAGAATCTTTACCAGTAGCCATATCTATTGCATACCAAACACCATCTTTACCCTTTAACCAGTCTAATGACCAATATCCTTCAAACTTGAGAGCAACCTTTTCTGTTAACTTTTTAAGCATTTCTGCATCGTCAGTAGATAGACTGTTCATTGCCTGTAACTTTAACTTCCAATCCTTATCCTTGTGAACTTGGCCTTCTAGAGCGTGCTCTGGCCAGTATGGGTGTTTACAAATTATCTTGTGGTCCTTAAAGAAATATCTCATTTCCTTAGTAATCGGCATCTGTCCCCCGAAGGCTTCAAAGGCTGGCCTTGTTTCGATTATCTTTCGAACAGCCCACACATTTATTGGCATTCCTTTTTTGAGGTCAGCCATGATGCTGTGTTCAGCTATGGTTTGTGCGTGCTTTAGCAAAATCGCCTGGTTTTGTACGAAGCAGCTACCAGACCACTCATGCTTATAGCTTGTTTGGCCTGTTCTTAGGAAAAATGGATAGCCGATTCTATGACCCATCTCTTCCAAGACCTGCCTAAATTTAATCAGAGCTTTTGTTTCATTCTCATCTGGTTCCTTCATCCAAAAGACCTCCCTCATTGCCTCCACGAATTTGGTATCAACCTTATTCATGTCAATCATGATTGTCTTTGGAGTTGGAACTCCTGTCTCTACTAGCTTGGGAAGCCAGTAACTCATGCAATTTTTTTTGTAGTTCATTCTATTACCTTCCCTTCTACCTTATCTCCACTAGGAAGCATAAAGCCTCTGTTTTCTAAAATTTCAAAATAGGTTTTGCCATCCTGTCTAGCCATATAAGGTAGGAATATCTCTTCTAATTTTACCATTTCGGTTTCTAGCAAGGCTAATTGAGCAGCCACCCAATCGTGCACGTTCTTCCAACCTGTACGATAGGGTTGCATATCGTCCTTGCAATACACTCCATCATTTTCAAACACCGCCCTTATCTTCTCGATACGGACGGGTAATTTAATTGGTAACTGTCCTTTCGGGGTCTCAACGATGAACATAATTCCAATAGCTCTTCCGTTATCGTCATACTCAAAGGATATTTGTCTGGCTCCGGCTGATACCAGCATCTTCTGAATCCCGTCAAAGATCCTGTTTATCGGCATTGATGACGTGTAATTTTTTAACGGCATAGCTTTTATTTTTCTCTTTTACCCCTCCTACTACCTCCAGGTTTTCCTTTACCTTTACCGCTACCATCGTGTGCAGGGCCTGTTGGTGGACATGGTTTTTTATTTTTGGACATAATTACCTCCTTTCCGCTGGTTGAGCATCATCTTTAATTAATTTATCAAATCTATCTAACATTAATTTTGCCCTACTTTCGGGCGTTAATTTTTTAGCAAACTTTTCTGCTTCTTTGCCATACTTAGTTCGAATTGCCTTATCTGTAAGTAATTTGACTATCGCTTCTTTTAAGTCATTAGGGTGACAAAGTTGATATCTTGAACCGTCTAAATTATAAGTGTAAGTTCGTGGTTCAATTAATAATCCTCTATTTTTAACAATCTCTCGAACTGCTGAATGATCTACACCAATAGAAGGAACAGCAGAAATACCTGCTTCTATAAACGGTAATCCAAAACCTTCACCCCAAGAGGGAAGAATGTTTATATCTGAAAGGTTGTATTGAATGTTGAGAGTTTTATCATCTATTGGCCCCCTATCTCTCCCTCTAGGTAAAAGTACGTAATCTACTAAGCCTAATTCGTGAACAAATCTTTCTAAATCATAACCATCAAGCTCTCCTGAATCTGTTTTTGTCCTTCCAATACCCGAAGACAGGATAAGGGTGGTGTTTGGCACTTCTTTAATTACCTCTTTAAAGGCATCTAAGAGGACTGGGACATTCTTTCTTTGTTGTCCCCTGGCATTACATATCAAAACATTGATTCCATCTAATTTAAACTGTTTCTTTAGTTTTTCTTTATCTAGTTTATGAAATATTTTCGGATCAACTGAAGGATAAATAACTTCTCCCATTAGTCCTGGAACAATTTGTTTACATTCGATTGCTCCAAAGTGAGATTGCCAAAAACAATAATGCATCCACTTCAAAGATTCTCTCGAATAAAAATCCAAAGGTTCCGAATCTAATGTTCCCCAATGAATCCATTTGAATTTACCTGGATGGGCTAAAACAAAAGATATTTTAGGAAGCATCCAAAAATCTTGGACAGTTAAAACAATATCCGGCTGAAAATCATCTAAAGCATAATGTAAGACCTCCTGGGCGTAATGATCTTTGGTTTCAGGTGTCTTAGTGTGATAAACAACCATATCGAGGTCTATCGGATAGCCATTGTAGCTTAAAGCTACTTGCCTGACATCATTACCTTTTCTCAAATAAGGTAATATGTCTTTAATTTCTCTAGCATAACCACTAGTCCATTTCCAATAGTCTCCATATAAAAGTATCTTCATTGTTTTCCCTTTAATTTTTTATTTTCAATTTCTAATTGTTTAATTCTTATTTCCATTTTGGTTATCAAATAGTGTTTACATCTTGTATTTAATAGTTCAAGATTTTCTTCTCTATTATCATCTTTAACTCCATTAAGATGATGAACAATCTCATGTTTTTTGAGTGGTCTACCTAATTTTTTAGCAATAACATATCTGTGTTCATAGACATAATTTCTTGATTTCGCCATACAATATAAAGGATCTTCTTTGTCAACATGTCGCAAAAGGTAGTGATGTTCTTTCTTAGAATCTGATTTAATAAGACCACCTTTCCACATTCCATTTTCTGCACCACTTCTACCATTACATTTCTGACACAGTTTTGTAAAGTTTTTAGATTTATAGATATTGCTTCGAAGCACCCATCTTTCCTTTCTACATTTAGGACAAACAATTTTGGTTTTATATCGAATATACCCCTTAATGGTATCTTTAATGAATTTATAGTTATTAACATCTTTTTTAGACATGTTGTTATATTATAACATATCCTGATTACTTTACTTCTATATTTATAATAATCTCCGTAAATTAATATTTTCATTTTTTGTGAAGCCTCTCTAGATCTTCATTTATTCTTTCTATTATTTTGAAAATTTGGTTTGTTCTAGTAATTACTTCATCTAGTTTATTAACAACCATACATAATTTCTCATAGTTACTTCCGGCTTTTTTATCACCATCACACCAATATACTTTTATAGGAATCCCCAGAAATTGCCCGAATGTTTTTTCTTTTATTTTTGTAATCATTTCATTTTATTCCTGCAATTTTCTTAATACGTTTTATTGCATTTTTAAAAATTGACCCTTGACAGAATCCTTCAATATCATAACCCTTTTTGATATACCCCTCTAAATCTCTACAACTTAATTCATAGGATTCAATAATATCGATTGCGTATTCTAGTGCTTTTAGTGATTTTTTACTATTCATTTCTTTTGCTCTTTTCTATTTTTTTTAACTCTCTACGTAACTGCTTGCGCTCTTTTTTAGAAAAACCTCTGTATTTAATACAAGTTTTTTCTTCTAACCCTTTTTCTATACATTGTTCACACCAATAATCTAAGCCGAGTGCTGTCCATACCTTAACTACAGCACTTTTTCGTCCTTTAACCCCCATTGGTTTTAGACATTGAGGACAATGACCTAACCCAATATTAATTACATTCCTAGCTGCTGGTTCAAAACCTAAAGCTGCTGTTTGATCTTCTTCTACTGGTAGTTTTCTATCTGGATTAAAATCTCCTGACATATTTTTATTTTTTTATTATAATATATTTTAAGGTTGACTCTTTAATATGTCTTGTAAATCCCAAGTATAAGTTGGACGGGATTGAAGATGAGGATTAATCATCTCTTTACGTCTAATAATCCTATGGATAATTCCTAGCCCTAAAGCTTCTTCAATTGAAAACCACTTATCTTTTCCGCTCTCAAATAATTCCATCCAATAACCCTCGGTAGTTTTTCCATTCGTTTGATAAGCAAAAAATCTAGCCATTTTATTTTGAACTGCCTTTATGTATTTAACATTAGCTTCAATATCAGGAACCTTGTCTTTAATTCCAAAAGCCGCTGAGTGCATCATGATTTGCGTATAATCGTGACATATTCTTTCCTTCCCTCCCATAAAGATAATAAAACCACCTGAGACAACATTAGCTAATCCAATTGTGGTAGTAGGGCAAGGACTAGTTCCCATAATGTCAGTAGCAACAATAGACTCAAAAAGATTGCCACCCAAAGAATTAATAACTACTATAATGGGAAGTTGTTGAGATTGTTCTTGGAGCTTAATTATGTTGGTATAAAGAACTTCTACGAGAGATTCATTAATTGAACCATTTATCCATATTTCTCTTTTTTTAAGCCTTTCTTTAAAAGACTCAATGCGAAGTTTTAGATATTCGTCAACTTTTTTTGGTTCTTGATCCATTTTTATTCTCCTTTAATAATTCTCTAATGTTTTTACTAATCATCTTCATCATCTTTTGTAATTCCCTGATTTTTTTATCTTGTTGGGTAATCGCTAAACCTATTAATTTCTGATTATTAATCGTAGCCAACAAAATGTCAGCTACTTGCTTAAAATTCTTTTGCGCACAAGCATTGTGTTTTCCAATAGGTAAAGGGGCTGATGGATCCATGTTTGGAGGTGCAGGTAAAGTAATATTAAGAAGCGGCCCTGCTTCTCTTGGGGCTTCTGACTTATCTACTGGTGGTTGAGACTGTTTCATGGTCATAATTAGGTTCTAACTTTAAGAATTCACTTCCTTTTGTCGTTGATATATAATAAGGCTTTTCATCTATTATTGTTGGTTGATAGGGTGGATTCCAGTCAATCGGTTCGGGCTTATAAGGCATAGGTTGAACAACGGGTTCTTTTCTAAACCTCTCAATTTCTTTCAGAATATCATCAGTTTCTACTTTTTTCTTATTTAGCTCTCCTCCTTCTAGTTTCTTGTAGCAATCCTTACAAAGATAAGTAACCTTTTTTTTATTA